CGAATTTCGCAGTTTGGCATTCGTGACAGAACCATCCGCCAGTTTGGCTGTGGTGACGTTGAGATCGGAGATCTTCGCGCTTGTCACCGCGTTGTCAGCCAGCTTGGCTGTGGTGATCGCACTGTTAACAATTGTGGCGTTGACAGATCCGGTAACCGGGCCTGTTCCTGCAAGATCCCCGCCAAGAGTCAGCGTATGCGAGTGGCCATCGGGAGCTGCCCCAATGTCCTCCGGCGTGATCGTGTCCCAGGTGCCGTCACCCTTGAGGTACTTGTTTTGATCGCCAACCATTGGCTTCGGAACAACGCCCTCGGACCCATTTGCCGAAGCCGTGGCTCCAGTGTAGTCTGGGATCGGGTGTAAGCAGATCTCTTTGATCAACCGGACTTGTTCCTGATCTTCTGTGCCGCAGCCGGTGATCTGGCCCTGACTGCCACTCCCGCTACCACTCCCACAATCACAATCGGAGGCTTGCACCTCGTACACGATGCGATCATTAGCTTCGCCCGCCCGGCGAGCGTGGCTGAACACCTGGTTGAATTGAAGTTCTGCTTCCGGATCGCTGGGGATGACCCAGATGTCCGAGTCGGGAACTGTTTCCCACTCATTGACACCTTCATTCATTCCCAGGTACTGCTCAACAACGCCGGGCCAAAGCCCTTCATAAGTTGAATCACTTCCCGTGACGCGGACTCGCTTGATCCGATCCTGACTGACATCGGTTCGGCCTGGCAGTGGACGCATCCCGTTGTACAGATCGCGGTCGAACCGCTCAACCAACAATGACGAGCGAACAACCCGCTTCGCCGAGTTGCAAGAGAACTGTAACTGATCCATTTACCAGTCCTCCAGAAGAGCACTCAGAGCAGTCCAGTCCGCATACCGGTAACGATCAAACGCCAGGTAAACCGGTCGCACGCCGACGAGGATTTGCACCACAAGATCATCGCTGTAAACGTTGCCAGCTTCGTTGACCTCCAACAACTCGCGATACGTGAAGAAGTCCCAACCCGTGAAACCTGCCTTGCTTCGGTAAGTGAAACTCCCATCCGAGTTGAGTGCAAAAGCGCCACCCGGAGAGATCTGCGTCGGCTGTGTCACCGTCTCAACAGAAATCGCCGTGCTGCCTGCCATCACGCCCGGAGCGGGGATTGTGAACTCCTCACCCGTGGCCGTGGCCCAGAACAAGCACCCATCCGGGAACCCGAGCGGAATCGGCTTGTCGTCCGGTGGCGAGCTCGCGGGCCTGGGCAACACACGGCCTCGCCCATCAAGAAGCTGTGGCTCGGTCACCTGATCCGCGCCCTGGGCCATAATCTTCTTCTTCCGCGCGGGCGTCACGGAGTCATCGAGCCAGTTGAACCCGGCATCGGCGACGATGTACCGATGCTTCGTCAGTTCGTATGTACCGTCGGTTTTCAGGTACTTGGACTTGTCGACCATCAACTCGATCGTCACTCGCCAATAATACGTACTGGTGTTCGGGGTGACACCTCGGGCGGATGGGATCAACTGCTCGGTGATTTTCTTGATCCGCACCGTGCCCGGTGGATACGTCTTACCCTGGCGAGGAAGGATGTATGGCTTCTGGTTCAGCGTGTGCTTGTAGTCATCGCCTCGGTCCATATCCCACATGCTAAACGGCAGGTTGCGCGTGATGGTGATGACCTTGGTGGACCGATCGCGCGGCATACCGCCGAGGAATGGATCCAAAGCCGAGTTCGCCACAAGCCGGCCATGAGTGTCGACGTTCGTGTATTCCTGGTACTGCTCATCCATGCTTTGCACTTCAGGCAGTTCGTTGAGCGGGCTCGTTTTTCCCTCGTACGACACGGTGAGGTGCCAAAGCCGCGGCTGAGAAGCGTCTCGCCGGATCTCGCGGTTCGTGACGATCAAATCGGCGAGGATGACATTGGGCCCGCCCTGATCCTCGGGAACACGAACGTAATCCGCGCCGGTGCTCGGATCAGCAAGCCAGTTGAACGGATCTCGCCACTCGTACCGCTGATAAGGTTCACCGCGTTGCGGTAGCTTCGGCGAACGCAGAACATCAGCCGAGGTGACGCGATCGTCGTAAGTGAAGATCTGGAATTCGTGCTTGGCGGACTCTTGCCCATCCGTTGTGTCGCTCCCTTCCGCAGGTGGAAGCATCTGAATCGAGAGAACACAATCGCCAAGCGGAGTTCCTGGCAGAACAGGAAACTGGGGCATGGTCAGTCTCCCGGCATGTTGATGGTGGGAACCGGTCGGCCAATGGTCTGCCGAATTTTGACCGCCTCTTCCAGTTGGGCTTTCTCGATTTCCTTGATCATCTGGAGCAGTTCCGGCACGCTCCGGGGACCGCCCTGGGCCGTCGCCACGGCTGCCAGCGTAGCTGCTGCCTCACTGCCCATAACTGCCGCGTTGGGGAGTTGTACCTTGTTGGTGATCCCGAATCGCTGGGCGAGTTCTTTGGTCAGTCCCATGATCCCGAGGTCACGGACGCGGGAGTCGATCTTGCCGTAGGCAAACGCAGTTTGAATTTCGTCGATCTTCTTTTCAAACATCGGGATCGTGTTGTACTGCTCATTCAAGTTTTTCGAGAGTTCGACCACCCAGTTCGGCACCTCGAACACTTCCTTGAGCCGAGTCTTGCTGTCCTTGACCGCCATCGCCATGCCAGCCAAAGAAATGGCTAACGGATCAAGACCGCCCTGGAGTAGAACCGTGGCGTCTCGGTACGACTTGCCGTTCTTCTGAGCCAGTTGAGCGAGTTCATCTTGGCGAGCCGCCATTTGACGCTCAACCTTTTCGCGATCAAGAGTTGCACGGAGGTTTTCCAGTGTGGTTTTTCGAGTCGCCTGGAACGATTCCTTCATGATCTCGAACGCAGTCTTCTGACCCTTTTTCGCTTCAGCAACTTCGTCTTTGACGCCAATCTGCTGAAACAAAGCCGCGACGTTTTTGTCGATGCTATCGCGAAGAGCCATGTACCGGCCAACGTGCTCATAGCCTTCACTGGGATCACGCCCACCACCAAACGGAGATCCACCAACTGCACTAAACTTAGGCTTTTCATCGCCTGGTATGAACTTGGCCCTCACCATTGCTTCTTCTTCGCGAAGCATCTGCAATACGTCTTGTTGCATCTTGACGTACGCAGTGTTGATGGCGTTCATCTTGGCGAAAACGGCGTCCGCTTTGGCAATGTCTCCTTTGGCCAAAAGGTCTTCGCGTTCCAGACGAAGTTTGTCGAATGCCTCCTGCTGTTTTTGGGCTCCGAGCCTCAGCATGGTCTGTTGAAGCCGGAAGTCCTCCGGCTTGGCAATCCAGTCCTCCCGACGTTTCAACTCCTCGGCACGGTTTTCGCGGTTTTCAATGAACTTCGCTGGCCCACGGAGTGCTTCCAGCACGCCTTTGATTGCCATGGTGATGTTCTTCGTTTCTGTGACGATGTCCTTGACGTCGATCAGGGTTGGCTTGATGGCCTGATCGAAAAGATTCGCAAGGTCCGTGAAGATCTCATCGACCACAGTGCCAAATGCTTCGGCGAGACTGAAACCAAACTCTACGGCTTTGATGGGATCAATCTTGAAGTTCTTGGCGTCTTCGATCATGGCCTTGAGATTTCGCGAGGCCATGGCAATGTTCGGGTTCATCTTCTCGAACCCCTCGAAGAACGCATTCGCGCCAATCGTGGCTCCTTTGGCTGTCTCATTGATAATCTGGAAGAAGCCTCTGAATGAGTCGGCAACAAAGCGGATCGTTGGCCTCCAACTGTCGATCGAGTTCTGAACGCGATCGGTCCACTTACCGAGATCTTTCGTCGCTTCGACCAGGCCGAGTTCTTCGATCAGTGCTTTGCCAAAAGTTCGCTTGAACTCATCAAGGGCATCGCGGAGGCGATCCACGTGGCCGTAGTACGATTGGGCGTACCGCTCGCTTTGCCCGGAGAACTTTCCCCCTTCCTCGGTGAGGTGTTTTATGGCCCGGACAAGGTCGTTGAAGCCGACCCGGCCTGCTTCCATCATCCCACGCAGATCTTCCTTCGGCTTGCCCATCGTCACCGCGAGGGCATCCAGCAGCGGAATCCCGGTTTCGGTGAACTGGCGGAGTTCGGTCCCGTACAAGCGGCCTGCCGCACGAACTTGTCCGTAGGCGTACACCAATCGGGCGAGAATGTTGGCCTGGCCGCCGGACAACTCCGAGAGGGCCTTCATCGTCGGCACGATCTGATCTGTAGGCGTGCCGTAGCTCAGCAATGTTTTGGCTTGACCGGCCGCATCGGCGAACGTCAGAGGGGATTCCGTTGCGAACAGGCGAATGTCGTCGAGCAGGTTCTTCGCAGTCTTGGCGTTGCCGGTGAACAACTCGAAGCTATTCGACATGATCTCGAATTGTGCCGCGGCCGCGATCGACTCGCTGACGATGTCCCGCATGTTCATCGTCAGCGTGCCAGCACTTGCCACAGCCAGGCCGAGGCCGAGGATGTTGGTCAGGCTCATGTTGCCGAGACTCACCGCGCTCATCATGCCGCCACGCATGTCACGAGCGAAATCTTTCACGTCGAGTACACTTCGGCGAAACGCCTCCCTCATGGGGTCCGTGTAGGCACCCACGTAGATGGACATATTGCCGATCGCCTGACTCACTTCGGCTTCCTCGTTCGAGTGGTCTTTGCGTGCTTGATGCCCTTCGTGGCCTTGCCCGCAATCGCAGACAGCGGCTGCGTCACAGATGGGTCAAGCTTGCTGGTTTTCTTCTTCTTGGCCGCGAGCTTCGAAGGGATGAAACTCGACGGTTGGAGGGCCTTTGCATCCTTGCCGCGGAACGGGATGTTGTTCACAATCGCCGAGGCAAGGTAGCCGATCTGTAGCCACTCGACATCGCTGCCGAAAGGCTCCTGTTCCGCGAAGAGCAACCAGCCGTTGAACTGGTTCGCATCGAGTGTTCGCATCCACTGATCCGGTTCGGGGATGCCCAGCTTGAGGGCCAGCCGGTAACAAAACAACTCGACATCACTCAGTTTTTTCGCCGGCCACTCATCCCGTTCACTTCCAGGAAGTGTTCCGAGATCGGCACCGCGATTTCACTCGGCGTTTCAGCGAGCATGTGCAGGTGATCCGGGCCAAAGATCCGCTTGCCGAACTTGTCGCGGATGGCAAACGCCAGCAGGCCCGCACGGTAGATATCCTCCGGCACAGACTGGAGCTCTTTGTAATAAGCGTCGAGCCCTGCTGCCGTGAGGCGAGCGACATAAACCGGCTTGCCGTTGACCTGGATGTTGGGCACTGCCGACGGAAGTGGGTTTGCTACGCAAACGGCCTGGAAGTCGGTGACAAAAGCCCCGTCTTCAGAAGCCACGGCGAGGGCATCCTTTCCGGTAGGCTTGGGTGCGGTGATCTGCATGATTTACTTTGTGAGTGAGGGAAAAGAGAACCCTTCGGAAATTCCGAAGAGTTGATCGCGATTACGTCGCAGGGGTTGACTCGGTCTGTTCTGCCGGCACGTCGAAGTTGTTGAGTTTGCAGATCCGGACGAGAAGCGTGCGGATGTCCTGGTAAGTGCATGTCGAGAACACCTCGACAAACTTTTCGTCCACGTCGTCGCCCTTGTGGTCGCAGATGCAATAACTCAGAATGATGTCGGCCGGGTTTCCGGCATTGCCGAGGATTTCGATGTTGGCCTTTTGACGCTCATCATCCGTGAGTTTCTTGTAGTAAACCATCAGGCCCGCCGAGGGCAGCAGGTACTTCTCAACTGAACCTTGGCCTTCACGCGACTTGCGAATGGCCTTGCTCAAATCTTTCATGAATCACCTTTGGTTTGAACTTGTTAGTGGTTCGCAAGCGTCAAGGCGCGATGTAGGTGAACCCGCCGCTTCCCTGGAAAGTCACCGTCGTGACGATCTCGCCATCTTCGGGAACTTCGATCGCTGGCACTTCTAAGTAGCCAGCACTCACGAGTTGACCGCCGATAGGGTCCATCAGAATAATCCGGCTCCGGCCAAGATCGGGAATATCGTATGTGATGTCACCTGGATCAATCGTTCCCCAACTTCTCAACGCATCGTATTCAACTGGCGTAAAGTTGAAGGTAAGATCGAGTTTGCCCGCGTCCAGGAATCCCGGCATGTATTCCTTCACACGCCCAGGTGAAAGCAGGTGCGTGATGTCGACCTTCGTGTAATTCTGATCGCTGTAAGTCACCTTCGTGAGTTGCTTGAACTCGACAAAGATGTCCGGTACTTGGACCTGGAAGAAGTTGATAAAGAACCGCGTGCCGTATGAATGAACGGCGACTGCGGATTCAGCAAGTGTTTGGTTAATCGCCATGGTTATCCCTCGATGTAGAACAGTCTGAAATCACACAGAGTCAGGTGCCAGCCGGTTTCCTTTCCGGCTCCGTCTCGCTGCGCCCGCGTGATCGTGTCGATCAACCGGCACGACGTCACCTGAATCGGCTTGGTCAGCGTCGAGTTAGGGTCAGCAACCCAAACATCTTGGAAACCATCAAGGCCCCGATCGGCCCGGGTGCCGGCAACTTTTTGGGCGTACCGCGCGTTGAGTTGCGGATCTTGGCTCCAGAACTCCAGCGTGAACTCCCACCGGGTCAGGCCGCTCGGGCCATCGTACGCTCGAACTCGGTCGATGCCGTCCGTGCTGAAGGTGCAATACGGCTTGCCGTCCTGGCCCGCTGTCGGCGGTTGTCGGTTCGGCTCAACGCAGCCTTTCAGTTCTGGGACACGCTTTTCGATGTACTCCAGAAGGCGAGCAAACAGATTCTCATCCATTTACTTCCTCCTAAGTTTTTTGATGTCCGCAAGTGCCAGTTGCAGTTGCGTGCGGATGTCGTTGCTCACGCTCACTCGCGTTGAGTCGTAAGCAGGCTCCAAGAACGGGTACGGTTTGGCCCCGGGGTGCCGGATGCCCACCTGAGCTCCTGAGCGGAGCGAACTTCCCCGGCCGACGGCGTGAGGGCGTGTTCCCTTTTCGACCAAGTGAGCGTATCGGTACGGCGTGGCAATCTCGTCACGCGGAACCCAGCGTGCCCGCCGGACCTTGCGAGCGAACGTCACCTTCCGCTTGGAACTGGTTTTTGTTGGCCGCTTGGCGTCCATCCGCGGACCGATGATCGCCAAGTAACCGGTGCGTTTCTTGTGCGCGACGATTTTCCGCCCCAGGGCCCGGCGGAGTGTGCCAGTTTCAACCTGGACGTTGGCCTTGGCCTGACGCAGGATCGTCTTGCTGCCGTTATTCAATCCCTTCCGAACCGCCTGGCGGAAATACCTCGGCTCAAGTTGTTTCAGGAGCTTGGTCAGTTCATCCGCACCGATGACGCGGGTGTAGATTCTCAGTTGTGAACTCATTACGTCACCCCCGCTCGTTCACGGACCATGACCTGGAGCCAGTCCTCCCAGTCACCATCCAGCGGAAACACCGAGACCACCTCGTACTCACGGCCCGCCCATTCGGCTTTCCAGCCTGCGGACAAGCCGAGCACAGTCCTATTGCGAATCCGGAAGTAGCCCATGTTGACGGGTACTTGTTGGCCGTGCTCGTCGAGCTCCGTACCCGTGGTCGGCACCCACATCGCCCGGCGGTTGATCGATTCCTGCGAGTAAGTCGGCCGGGTTTGGCCGATCGCGGTTTTCTCTCGCACCGGTGCGTACCAGTCGACGACTTCTTTGAGCAGGCCAGCGTGTGGTTTCACGAGTACCTCCCGACCCAAAGGCTCGTCGCCATAGACTTGAATGCGGGCGAAATATCCGTCTTCGCGGCATCCCCCCGGTTCGCGTAATTCCTGGCCGTCTCCATCAGAACGGCTTGCTTGGCCAGTTCCGGGATCTGGCTCGCGGGCATTCCGCAGGCGTACTCAATAGCGATGAGATCGCCGAAATCGGAGTCAGGCCAAGGTTCCCCCCAGAGGGGCATGACGGCCACGGGCGAGCGATCAAGCCAGAGTTTGTAATCGACGCCGCACGTGTAGACGGTGACCGTTCCATCCTCGGCAACCCGGGAAACAGAGTTCACCGCGTTCACCGGATGACCGTACAGCTCGACCATGTTGGCGTTGGGCCAACCGTTGAGAGAAAGCCGGCGAACCTGTTCGAAGAAAAGCAGTCCGGTCATCTTTTCGAGCAACATGGTGTTCGATCGGATGAAGGACTCGATCAGATCGTCATCAAGATCGTGTTCGACAAGGCACTGTTTCTTCGCGAGCGCAACCTCAACCATCAGCCCACTCGGGGGCGAGATGGTTTTCAGGCCGTACTCGCGGTCAATCAGCATCGGTTACTTACTCTTGTGGCGGAGCGGGTTCTTCATTCACTTCTGCAGAATCGCTGGGCTCGCTTTCGACAGTTTCGTCTTTGATCTCTGCTTTTTGTTTTCGTGGCCGTTTCGTTTCTTTGGAGCTGCCTTCGACACGCTCAGTCTGAACCTCGGTTATATCGGGTTCAGCCTCGACGACATACTCCGCCACGTTCCGGCTGACGAAGTGGGCGGCGCTGTCGTCTCTCAGTTCGTAGATCTTGCCCTTTTCGAAAACTCGCTTTGTGGTGTCCTGAACCTGGCGGGTCTCCAGAAATCGTACTTTGGCCATGAATGGCTCCTGGCTCCTGGCATTGTAAAAATGAGTGAAGGAATCGCGACCTGAATCAGGCCGCGAAGTGGATTAGTCCGCGCGGAGTTTCGGGATTGGCAGGCCGCGGCTGTTCGGGTACGCGATGGCCAGGACGGAAATCGTGGTGTTCACACCGTTGCCGGTACCCACCCGAATGCAGTCGAAGCCATCGTTGATGTCGAGTGTGTTCGTTTCCACGTCGATCACGTAGATCGCTTCTTTGCTGTTCGTTGTCAGCGTGGTAAACGTGTTGCTGGCCACGGCAGCCTCTTCCCAGGTTTCTCCCGCGACTGTGTCGAGGTTGCGGAAAACCTTGTCGAAGGCCAAAGCCTTTTCGCTGCCCCCAGCCAAAGTTTTGGACTGGTGCAACGTGATGGCCGATCCCGTCACCGTCGTGTCGTTCTTGACGAGGATGACGAATGCAACTCGCGTGTAGTTTTTGACGTTGACGCGAAGCGGCGTCGTGCTGGACGGCGTCACCGCGTTCAGGCAGGGAAAGACGTTGGCCATTTCCAACAGTCGCAAGACATAAGGATTCATGTTGATCTCTCGCAGTTGGTGATTCAAACGATCCCTGGCTCAGGGCCGGGGCTGTGGGATTAGATCAGTTGTCAGTCGGCTGGCTTAAGCGCGTTCTTCGAGCGTCACAAAGCACGACAGCGAATTGCCGTTGGGCATATTGATCGGGCCGTTCCACCACGGCTTGCCGTTGAGACGCAGTTGGAAGCGGAATGCCACGTGGTTGGAGTCAAAGTACAGGTGGATCGAGAAGTCCTGCCGAGTGATACGCCCTTGCCCACTCTTCAAGAGCGTGGCGTACTTCTTCATGTCCACCAGCGCGATGTCACCTTTATCGCCAAGTGCCTTCATGTTTGGGAGCGGGATCATCGGCCGACCCTTGAGGGTGGCGTAGGGAGTCGTGGATAGCCCGCCCGGAGGCATGTACATGAGTTCGCCGCTATTCGTCCCCGTCGCACCAAACAGGTACGGGAACTGCGCTTCGAGATCCTGGTTGTAGATCCAGACTGCATTCCGTCGGCAGGGGGCATACATGCGAGCCCACATATTCGACAGGTTTTTGGCGACAATCGTGTCCGCAGTTTGGCCGGATTCCTTAGCAACCGTCACCAAAGCATCGCCGTTGAACAGGCCGAGCGGCTTCCCGACCCCATCCCCGAACAGCAGCGAATCGTTGATGGAGTACGTCATGACTTCAGGCGTCTTGCGCCGGATGAAGTTGCCCAGGCTTGACGCATCATCAAGCATTTCTTCCGTCACCGGCACCAACGCGGTGATCTTTTCAAGCTTCATCGAGAACTGGCTGAGCTTGGGCTTGGTAGGCGTCATCGTCCCGCCTTCATTCGTCCAGTAAGTCCTGATCCCGTCCGTGGCCCACGGAGCAGCTTCATCGGCGGGCATGGACACGGAGTTGCCCGTCGTGGTCAACTCATCACACAGCGGCAACAGGGACTCAATCCCCATGACCTTGTCGTAGATTTCCTGCCGGAAGTCCGGCGGAACCAAGAAACCGCCGGCTTCGCCAGCACCCTCGTTCATGCTGACGCTCGGGGCGAGCAGCTTGAGCCGAGGATCGTGTTCTTGGCCTTTGGTCTTTTCGGAAATCAGAACCGACAGACAGAGTTCGCCGATGTGCTTGAAACCACCACGGCCGTCTTTCGGCGTGGCCGGCAGTTTACCGCTGGACACAACGCTCAGTTGCTGGTTGCCGTCTCCGGTACCAGGATTGAGTTGCGAACCGTCACGGTCCGGTTCGGTCTGCCGGCCTTTGCCAGCCGCCATCCGGAGCGTAAACGCCTTGGTTTCGTTGTAGGTCTTGAGCTTTTCTTCGTTGGACTTGGCTTCGGCCAGAAGCTTGTCAACTTCGGCCTTCTCATCGCCCGTCAGGTCACGTTCTTGTTGCCGGGCCAGGTTGATGAAGCCCAAGCAAGCGGCTTCAATCGCTGCGTTCCGCTCTTCCAAAGCGCGGATCATCTCATCCATCATACACCTCGCTTGACTTGGGCGCGGCTGCCCGCGCCCGGTTATCCGGGGACAGGCAGCAACCCGCGAGCACAAGGCCGAGGCAGCGTTACTGCATAGCGATTTTGGGACAAGCCCGCACGCCAGTATGTGTATCGCTCTCCGGGACAAGCCCTTTGATTGACCCAGAAGCACAAGGCTTTCCGAGCACGGTTGCGACGACCGCTTTCGATCTACATATTAGGACGCCACTTCTGGAAATTGAGCAAAGCCTCATTCAGCAATGGGGTCGAAGGCTGCAAAACCTGCTGGTTTTCAGCTGGTTTTTGGCATTTTCGATAATCCAGAAATTTTTCCAAAAATGCGTCGACGCGAGCACGGATCACGTCATCTGGCTCCGTCGCAAAGAGCCGCTGCATGGCCGACCAGGCCAGGCGTTGCTCCGCACCCGGCAGGTCGATCGGCGAGAGTTGTGCCGAGAGCAACCCATCCACCGCAGCCCCGGTGTCCACGATGTCCGTGGCCCAGAGCTTCTTCGGTCGCCAGAGGGGAGGAAGCATTTCGCCGTCGTCACTTCGCATCGGCGTCTTGTCGGGGTTCAGGCGGTACTCTTCCTCGGCTTCCAGAACCAGCGAAGACGACAATGCATCCGAGTCCTCGGCGGCCAGGTTGAGGATGTAATTCCCGAGATCGCCCGAAGGAGTGTCGAAACTTGACTCGGACAAGTGCAGATCAGCCCGAACCATGAGCACACGGGAGCTCCGATCAAGCCAGGCATTCTTGGCCCGGCCGAGGTATTTGCCGAGCCCGTCATCACTCATCGACGGGTGCGTGAACCGGGATCGGAGACCCTTCTGATTACCTCGCATCTGAGAAACGATCATCTTCAGGGCCTTCTCGTCAAACTCACCCCGGAGATCCTTGAAGGGCCCCTCCTGGGCAACGACGTAGCCGTAGATCACTTTGTTGTCCTTGTCGACGCGAACCGGACGTTCGCGCAGAGCTTCAACCCGCAGAGACTTAGGCGTGGCGGTCATGGGCATGAGGGCACCTCGGTTCTTAACTTGAAAAGTATGCTTTGAATGAGAGCGGATTTAAGTTCGGGGAGACGCTCACTCTCCCAGATCTTGTAAATCGTGTTGGGGTTATCGGGCATCGAAGCCTTGAACAACTCACGAAACTTCAATCGCTCCAGAGTACAGAAAACGTCCGTAACTTCTTTCCGCGATGACTCGCTCAGTACGGTCGAAGCCAGAACCGTCGCGAGTTTGGACGATGCGAACCGGGCGTTGTCCTGCGATATGGATTTGGCCCACGACGACAGGGCGTCAGTTGCTTTGCCCAAACGCCGAACCGCCTCGGCGGTCATGTGTGCTTCGCGGCGGAGGATGGCCGTAACGGCTTCGTGGGCCAGCTTGGCCAGATGATCTTGGGAGTCCTCGGGGGGAATGCCACGGGCCTCGGCGTTTGAATCCGTGGTGTCCTCGCCACTGGAAACCGGCTCACCCCTCGCCGCTCGTTCAAGGGTGTTCCACTGGGCCGGGACAAATAGTGTGTCACCGAATTCGACCGGGTTGAGATCCTCGAACGCCCGCATTTCATTCGGACTCATCCCGGCGTTTCGGATCATCACGTCATAGAACTCGGCCCGAGCCTTGCTATCCCCCCGCATAAGTGCCGCGAGATTGTGCTTGGTGTACTTCCTTCGCATCGTGTTGCGGCCGAACAGCTTGACGTTCGCGTCCTGCTCCAGCCGGACTGCCCACGGCAGAAGGCAGGTCATCACGTAGGTGATCGAGAGATGCTCGATGTTGTTGAAGGTTGCCCGGTCAAGAAGGCTGACCTTGTGTGGCGGGATCTTGAAAAACCGGCAGATGTCCTCTGCGTTGAACTTCCTCGATTCGATCAACTGCGCGTCGTGCGGGGAGATCACGTCATACGGTTTGAACTTCATCCCGCGCTCGAGTACGCCGACGCTGCCGGGCCGTTTCAAGTGCCGGTTGGTGAAGTCCCGCGTCAACCGTGCCGCCGACTCTGGATCTAATACTTGATCGTACTCAATCACACCGCCTGGTCGAACTGTCGATTTCGAAGTGTTGGAGGCGAACTTGTCCGTGTTCAGGGCAATATTCCCCACCCGTGTCATCGCTTCGAGCACGCTGTACCCCATGAACTCATCGCCGAGGCCACGGAACTGCAGCAGATCGCTCCAGGGCAAATACGTCGGTTCACGAGTTTCGTAGTTGAGCACTTCCCAGTAGTAAGCCTTTGTGTCTTTATCGTAAACCGGCTTGACCCGGCCCGGCTTGAGCGGCCAAACCCAAACGGGATCACCGCGGGTGTTTCGCTCGATCTCGGCAAAGGCGTTGCCATGGATTAAGGCCCGGCTGATCATCGTCTGGCGAAAAGTGAACGGAGTCATGAAGGGGTTCGGCTGGAAGTGCAAAATCCAGTCGACGATGTCATCCTCGTCGATCCGCCGACCGCCATTTTCGCGGAGGAACACACGCCACGGGACCGAAGCCAGGTCGTCTGAAACCGTGATAACGCACGCCCAAAACGTGGACAGCGTCATGGCGACGTGCTCAGACAATCGTTCTTCACGATCTTCGTTGGCATTGGGTATGACAATAGAGTCAACATTAAACGGAAGGTTGTAACCGAGCGACTCCTCAGTCGTCGTCGTCGTCGTAGTTGTCGAAGAACCCTGACCAACTGGTGGCGATTTGCTCTTGCGGCCTTTCGCCTTCGGAGGCTTCTTCGGGCTGTTTTTTGCCTGGGTCAAGAATCACCATCCCTCGGTTCTTGTAGATGCTCAGGGGTACACCAGACAACTGCATGGCACCGGCCAATGCCATGATGCTCGCGACAACACCGTCGATCTTCCTCACATCATCGGGCTTGGCCTTCACCGGCCGTTTGTTGTTGTTCGCGTCCGTGCGAACTTGACAGTGTCCGATCTGCCAATCAAGGACCGGATGCCCACCGTGGCGGATCGTCTGAGAGATCACAAATCGCTCAAAATCCGCGGTCGGCCCGGCGAAGTCCATGATCCGTTGACGGAACATGATTCGTTCAATCCCGAGGCCCTGGACGAGCGTTTTCCCCTCCTCGTCCGCTTCCCCCTCGCTGATCTGCTGAGTCAGTTGCTCAGCATACGTCGGGTCATAAAAGAGCCCGAGGATCTTGAACTGTTTACTCAGCGTGCGGATCTTCGAGCGGATGAATCCGTAATCGACCACGCTACCGGGCGTCAGGCTCAGATAGCCGCTTCGGCCCCAACTCCCAAATGGTACGACGGTCTCCCACGATCGCGCGGTATCCTCGGGAAGCCAGAAGTACGGGAGCAGGCCAAACTTGTAATCCGGCAGATCAAAAGCGAGGACCAAGGCACTCATGTCACGGGTTTTGCTCAGGTCCAACGCGGCCCAGCAACGTCGGCCGGTGAGAGCCTCCTCGGTGATTTCATCACTTCGGCACCGTTCCCAGTCCGAGACTCGCAGCCAGGGGTTCGAGGCTCGCTGCCAAATGTTCAGCCGGTACATCTTGAAGTCGCGGAATTCTTGCAGTCCCTTGTTCCGCGATGAGTTGTAATCCTTCAAGAATTCCTCGGGGTCGATCAAACGGCCCCAGGCAGGGTTGGCCATCATGCCGTACTTGACCGGATCTTCGTCGATATCCTCGTCCGTGATGTCCTGCGGGGCCGCGTACACGATCGCCAAGCATTCCTGGTCAACCACTTTCCCGCTGATCACCTGCAAGGCGTAGTCAAAGCGAAACTTCCCGTACCCGTCCGGGTTGTCGCCGGCGGTACTGACCTTGATGAACAGCGGCTCGGATCGCGAGATCCCCGCCCGTGAAATGATCTTGATGAAGTCCCAGTCGACGACGTGCGTTTCGTCAATGATCACCGACCCGTTGAGACCTTCCTTGCTTCGCTTGGTTCGGTCGGTGGAGCTCGACAACGGCATCATAATGCTTCGCGTCGAGAGGTGCGTGATGGAACACTCGTTTCGGTTGATCTTGCACTCATCGGTCAGCGTTGGTGACTGCTCGATCATGTTGATGACGTGCTTGCCCACGATGTCACGGGCCTGTTTACCGTCCTTCGCACCGAAGAAGCACTTCTGGCCGGATTCACCATCCCCGCAGAGCAGGTACAAACCCCAGACCGAGGCCGTGGGGCTCTTGCCGTTCTTCTTGGGAATGTAAACGTCCACCTCGCGAAACCGACGAATCCACCTACCCCACTTGTCGGACCATCGCACCCAGCCAAACATCCGCATCGTCGCGTCGTACTGCCAATCCATCAAGATCATCGGCTCGCCAGCCTTGTCCCCTTCCCAAAGCCGACAGTAATCTTGGATCCACTCCACGGCGAACAGAGCACGCTCTTCGTCGAAAACGCAGCCGTTCGCGATGGCCAGTTCATCCGACTTGTTCCTTGACCATTTCTTCGCGTCTTCGACCCACTTTTTTGGTGGGTTCTTGCTCATGAGCGAACTCGTGTCCTGAGAGGGATGGGTGCGCCATCAGAATCTTGATCCACCAACTCCGGCTTCTTCTTCGGTACCGTCAGCCTGGTGCGGGCCTTCGGTGAAAGTCCGAAGTCGATTTCAAACGCGAGCAACTGTCGGCCGACCTCAATGAACTGTTTGTATTCAGGGTACTCGTTAAACGTGACAACGTATTCCTGCGGTTGGCCGTTTTTTGCAGGAAGAGCACCGACGTACATGCTTGGCGTCGTGGTTTTCATGACAAACGACGTGCCGTTCTTCTGGATGAACTTCTTGAGGCTCTTCCAAAGCACTCGGAGTGTAACGTAACGCTCTGCGGCCGAGTAATCCGCGGTGAATGCGAGATCCATATCTTCGAGGATGTCGAAGAGGCGATGCCACTCTTTGATCTCTTCTTCGGTCAGGGAGTCAGGCGTCTCCGGTCGACCTGGAGCTGGCTTTGGCTCGGATTTTTCGCTTTTCCTCTTTGAAAGAGGACCACGGGTTCCCATCAGATCACCCCAAATCGTACTGGTCGCGGTGTCCGCACCGGGCCGAGGTATGGCTGCGCGCCCGGGCATCGTGAACCCCCTAATACCTGGGCCTCGATCGCCCGCACCTGCTGACTGATGCGGTTCAGTTGCCGGCGGAGTTGATGAGCCCTCACCACCTTGGTCATGAGACCGCCCGTTTCAGGAACCGATGCACGGAACTGGCGAGATTGAACGCCATGACGCATGGCACGCCATTGCAGACCATCTTGAACTTTGCCGAGAGCGACATGGCTTCCGGGAGTGTGTACTCGTCTGGGACGGTTTGAATCCTGAGCGTTTCCCGCACCGACAACCGCCTTGGCTTCCAGGGATGCAGGTGGACTTCTTGATTGCCGTACCATGCAGTTGGGCTAAACCGGTAGCGGTGCAGCCTCTTGAATGACTTGCGGGACACATCTCCTTCCTTCACTTGCTTGAACTTGTCAGAGTAAGGATTGAAGTATTCTCGGCCATTCGCAACTATCTCCGGGTCACCATTGCCGAGCAGTGCCGGGAACACGCTGAGTTCGATGGGGAGGTCCTCAGGCTTGCTCGGCTCCTTGCCGAACGGCGAGACCTTCGGCCAGGGCAGTGACTTGGCCCCTTTGTAGTTTTCAATCTCAGGCCACGGGAACCACTCCCTATCATCCGCCGCCAACTTTCGTCCCAGTGCGTTCTGCACTAGAGGGCGCTTGAAGCCGACAACAAATAGCCTCTCGCGGTCCTGCGGCACTCCGAATTCGAGGGCATTCAGAATCTTGTAATCCACGGCGTATCCGTTCTCCTGTAACTGGAGAATCTTATTTCCCAGGAATTCACGGTGTTTGTGAACGCGGTAGAGGCCGGGCACGTTTTCGATGACGAAAAACGATGGCTTGATGCCGCAGACCATATCCACAAAGGTAGTCGTCAACTTGCCGTTGATCCCATTGCCACCGGCATGGGTGCCGCCGTTGCTGAAGTCCGGGCAGGGCGGGCCGCCAATGACGCCGAAGACTTCGGGGCGGGGGCTATCGAATGCCTCATTGAGCACCTTCCTCGCGGTTAGGTCGCAGACGCTGCTTGTGTTCGAGATGGCCGCCTTCGCTGTTTGTTTTTTGTTAAGGGAAGTTAGCCACGCAGACATGCCGTGCGCGTAGCCCTCGGCGAACGCCGGGTTGTTCTCATTAGTCCAGCAGATCGCAAACCCTGACTGCTTGAACCCGAGGTCGAAGAATCCTCCTCCCGTAAAGAATGAAAGAACTGGGAATGTCATTAGCCCTCCGTGACTCGATACCTTTGGAGCTGTGTTCATGCGTTTACCTCATTAGGAAGTGGATCCTCCGCAGCACAACGGCGTAGGTCTTCCAACGCCTCTTCTTTAGTCGCGTAAAAATCAGGTACGCACTGGCCTGGACGCGACCGCTGGTAGATAATCGTGCCCGCAACCTCCGAGCCGTAAACCCTTTCCAGCGCGTAACCTGCCTCCCCAGCGAGATGAATCGCCCACCCAGCTCGACAGTGAGTCGTTGAGCAGGAATGCCACCGAGCCATGTCGAGCGAACAGCCTTCCCGCTCGATCGCAGCGAGAATTGCGGCGTCGAGGTGCGGAACGATCGGCTCTACGAGCGCGATCCCGGAATCAAAATCGACTCGAGCGCCTGGAGGGACCCTGCTGCTTTCGGCAATCTTGGCACCGGGCCCGACTATTGCGTTTTCCCCAATTTCTACGTTTCGCCCGATCCGGGCACGGCCACAGATCACAGCGCCTCGCCCTATTCGAGATTCAGCGCCGATAAGCGCCAACTCCCCGACTCGGCAGTCGGAATCCAAGATCGCGCCACGACCAACGCACGCACACTCGCCGACTACTACCCTGCTTCCAATGGAAGCCAAGTCGTCAACACTGGCCAATTGGCCAAGAATAGCCCCCGCACCAACACATACATCTTCCCCGACATTTGAGCTACGCTGAACGGTAGCGCCAGCCCCAATTTTCGAGCCACTCTGAATTATCGCAGCAGGCCAGACCCGAGCGTCCGCTCGGATAACCACAGCACTACCTACTTTTGCGTCCTCACCGACGGTGGCCGTTTCACAGATCCAGGCAGTAGGATCAACCTGGGCGGTGTCGTCCACCCATCCGCCGCCGTTGCGGTGCTGATGGGCCGGCACCGGACCACGGCCAAAATCGTACGTTACTTTTTGAGCTGGGTTCATGCGTTTACCTCATTAGGAAGTGGGTCAGCAGCCGCGCACTCGGGCCAACGATCAGCCCGACTCGCCAGTCCTCCTCGGGGCCGGGGACCTCCGCCGAAACCTGGACTTCGCTCGTCTTCTCCGAGGCCAAGTCGAACATGCCTCGCAACTGCACCAGCCGAGCTGTTTCGCTGACCTTCACCTTGTTTAGGACGTGTGCGCGCGGCATTTGTACCCCTTTTTGAGCAGATCCTCAATCAATTTGGCTTGCTGCTGCTCAGTTTCGCAGTCCACGAACACCATGAAGATCTCGGGGACAGCTTCCTGAGAAGCCTCGGAGTCACCCTCATCATCGCTTGTGACAATATCATCAAGCGGGTTGTTTGACGCCAACTCACCCATACCCCCCTTTGAACACCCATACCCCCCTTTGAACAAAAAACTCACTTCGAAAAAATGCGCGACACCCGAGTCGGTCCACGGTCCCCCGGGCGTAGAAAGTCGACCTGGGTACCCCCGTCTTAATATCCTACTTTGTAGCGTAGTAGCTGTTTGACTGTTCATCGTCTAATAAATCGCGGTTAGTGGTTCCATCCAGTACCGGGGCCGACTGGGCCAATAGGCGTTCCACTGCACGGAATTGCGGACGCACACCAGGCTCGCCATCGGACGCACGTTGGTCATGCTCCATCGGGATCGGGGCCCCTTTTTTTCGGCGGACTCGATCCGTCGAGTGAAAATTGACAAAATTCCTTGACTAGAACTATAACACTGTGTATTATTTCTTCAGTCCCCCGCCGGTCATCCGACCGGCAACACAAGGAGAGATGCGATGACTATTTCAGTTTCGACGTACCGATTTCGTAGTGAGCTTGAGTATCGAGTTTTTCCAGTGACAGCCGCTGGTATCACTGAGTGCCTCGAGCACCTCGACACAGCAATGGCTTCAGGGCATCGCCGAGGTCTGTCGCCGTGGCAGTTTGAGTCACCGTACACGGGGCAATTGGCGGAGGCCGAGCGGCTACTGCGCGCTGGCGACGTATCTGGTCTGCGCCAATTTTTGCAAGCATCGTGCCCACAGGTTTAAGGCTCGGTGGGGTTAGGCCGAGTGCGGCTCCTGGTGCGATCAGGAGCGTCCCCCGCCGGTCATCCGACCGGCAACACAAGGAGAACCGTCATGAAAGGACATGGCCATGACGACCGACGTGATCGAAATTCCCGTGCTGACCGTTCACAAACCGTTTTCCTGGGCCGTCATGGAGGGGCACAAGCGGATCGAAAACCGGGCAAAATTGACGAAGTACCGGCGTCCGGTGTTGATCCATGCGGAGGTGGACATGAAGCGGTGCGCGGTCCAGTTGTCATTAGCCCAAGACTTCGCACGGCAGCACGGGTGCCCGGTTCCGCCGCTCCTCGAACTCTGGCCAAGCCTCGGAAAAATCCTGGGAGTGGTGGACCTCGGGGATCTGAAGCCGGAGGAACGGGGACCGTGGGCCACGGGGCCGTTCTGCTGGCGGCTGGCCAACCCCCGAAAGCTCCGCCTGCCCATCCAGTAGCGGGGCCAACTGGGCCTCTGGAAAATGAAGGGCCAAGATCTGCTGGAAATCTTGAGTCGCTGGGTGACTACCTAATCAGTTGGCTGATTCTGATCTGCTGGATGCTTTGGGAAATCAGCAACCTGGCCATAATCCTGGCCTTCCGCGCTGCAATCTTGGGGATCAAAATCTTCTTCATCACCCTGACCCTCGTGTTCTGGATGATGGGAATCGCGCTGCAGGTCATTGCCCGCAGCGGGCCAAAGTGAAAAGCGGACAATGTTAACGGATGGCGACCTGTTCCACGGTCAGCCTCCGCTCGCAGTCTTCACGTCATGGCATCGCTTACACAGCGATTGCCAGTTCTTAACGTCCCAGAACAGTTTCTTGTCGCCTCGGTGCGGGGTAATGTGGTCGACCACCTCGGCCGCTCGGAAGATGCCTCCGCGCCTGCACTCGGCACACAATGCGTTCTGGGCCAGGAACACGGCCCGGGCTTTGCGCCATCGGCGATCATAGCCACGGCTGGCAGCACTCTCGCGCGGCAGATGCCGCGGCGGAGGAGTTGGCACGGAATTGTGAACCTTGGCTCGCTTGGGCATCAGTTGACATCCTGGTGAAGGCCCTGCATGTAGTAGATCCGCATCAGATTCAACGCCATCTCCAGCCGTTGTTCCATTTGCTTGCGATTAATCCGCAGAATCTTGGCCGCTTCATGCGGCTTGGGCGGAGTCTTGCGATCGAGACCGTAACAGACAATCACCGTTCGCCGATACCTCTTCGGTAAGCGATTGACGAGCTTGCCGAGGAGCTCCCGGCCGAGGGGATCAGGTCGATCGGGATCAGCGACGGGAACATCAACAGCAGCAACCTGATTCCGCGACAGGTGTAGTGTCTCCCTGCGAATATCCTCTTGAAACTGTGCGGCGATTTGTCGCCAGCAGAAACTCTCGAACTTCACGTTGTAACCATCGTCGTACTTCCGGGCCGCATTGACCACAGCAAAATGCAACGATGACTCAGCCGCCTCCACACCGCAGATCGCCAGGCAGCCATTGCAGATACCAGGATAGATCTTCTGCATTGAGAAGAGTGCGTTCGGGTAACTGCGATAGAATCCGTTTATCAGTTCGTGCGCCGAGGGGAGCAACTCAACGACGTACTGCCCGTGCCGGCGAACGACCCGGGCATGTGGACCATGTTTGAGAAGTTTCCCTGTCACTACTACACCTTCGGGTGTGGGGTCTTCAGTTCGTGCGTCCCGTCAGGGAGCGAAGTGCGGGTGTAATCGCCGAACAGATTGGGCGACTCCTTCACCAAGGTCTCCAGCATGACGTTGGCCAGTTTGCGTATCTCGGGTTCGGCATGCCGTGAGCCCCGTTGTTCCAGGAAGTGCCGCAGGGCTCGGGCGTTGGCCGTCACGATGATCTTCGTTTCCGTGGCGTTCGGCAACACACTTCTTGCCGCCTGACGGGCGGCTTTGCGGATGTCCGTCTTGCCGGCATCTGGCGGCAGCATCGTGGCTGTGGCAGTTGCCGGGTCCGCGAGCTTGGCGTTGAGCCTCTCCGCCAGTTTGCGATAGGCTGCGTGGGCGTGGCTGACCGACTCCACCCAGATCTCATGCAACTCCGGATCGTTCGCGATGATGTCCGGCTCGACATACTCCGCGACCGATTCATCAACATATCGTTGACTTAACTGCGAGTACGCAAACCCTGCACGGTGCCGGACGAGTTCGTGCGTGAGCGATCGGGAAACACCGGTGATCAGGAGCGTCCACACGGCATGTTCCAGCACGGAGCCATGCCCCACTTCCTTAATGTGGTTGAGATACGCACTGTTCCCGCCTGGTCGGGGCCGGGCAAAACTCATGTAGCATACACGGCCCGCCGTCTCGGTGATGACCTCGGCGGCAATCTCGGAATCACTCTCCCAACTGACGCCGTGGTCGGTCAAGAAACGATCCATCTCGGACGTGTCCCGGACTTGCTTGCCGAGCAGGTAAACTTCCGGTTCACGAATAATTTTCATGCGTGCTCCATGAGGTGTTCGCAGCGGATTGCTCGCTTTTGGACAAGTTCGCGAAGTCGGCGAATTGCTCTTCCGTAAATCTGCCGCACTCGCTCATCGGAAAGCTTTTGTTCTTGGCCAATATCAGTCAGCTTTCGGCCAATTACGAGGCGTTCCCACAACACTTTGGATTCTCGCGTCGGCAAGTGCCTCAATATGTCCTGCCACTGCTCCTCAGTCCAGGTTACCGGAATTTGTCTTTCAGGCTCTCCCAGGGTGTCAATTAGTGTTACTGGGTCATCTTCGCTTCCAGCAAAAGGAGTCCCACCTTGGAGAATTTTAACACCATGAAGAGCGGAAAACTTTCCAGTACGATCGCCGAGATTGCTGAATCCTCGGCGATGCTGGTAATCGAGGTATCGCGTGACGTTGTTGATCATTGTCGCGTGTGAATATGTGCTGATCTTCGCCTTTTTAGGATCAAAAGTTTGCGCAGCACGCATGAAGGCGATTTCGGCTTCGTGCAACAACTCGTCGAAGGTCATGCCTTTCGGCAAACGCGACGAGAGCTTTTTCGCAACGCGATAAATCCAGCCCCGATTTTCTTCGATCAGTTTGGCAACTTCCTCTTTGGTTCTCATTAGTGCTCCACGATCGGTAATGTGAGACCGTTTTGGTTCTGATACTTACCCTTCTTGTCCGCGTAGCTGACTTCGCAGACCGAATCAGCCTTGAAAAACAACAACTGGGCGATGCCTTCGCCGGAGTAGATCTTGGCCGGCAGCGGTGTCGTGTTGCTGATCTCGATGGTGACTTTTCCCCGCCATTCTGGTTCAAGCGGCGTCACGTTGATGATGATCCCGCAATTGTGAACGAACACACCGGCTTCGAGTGCAAAATTACCCGCTTCGGGGACCGTGAGACAGTAAACGTCGTGCTCACCTGGCAGTTCCCGAATCGAGGTGATCTTATGGTTGCTAACTTTGCGTCCCGCGAATGCGTGGACGACCTCTGGGAAACGTCGAAACACGCTCCGATCGCAACCCAATCGGGCCGCTCCACGAATGGAACCGGTCGCAGCAAGAGCGGCTCGCACCGTTTCCCCAGTGATGTGTTGGCGTTGATGAAGGAGTTTCGCGCGATCCTTGGCGTGTTCCGCACCGTTCCAGAACTCTAGCGCCCGTGCCGTTTGCACTTGCGAAAACCGCGCCACCCATTCAGGATCGGTGCGGAGCGGCTCGAATGCCGACTTGATCGATTCGCCGTGTTCGACGGGATCAAATTCTTCGCCGTAATTCTGGGCGTTGTGGTAGCGGATGTGTTCGCTTGCTTCCATCCGTTCGATGTTCCAAGGGTTGTTGTTGAGCCGTTTGTGGTCGCGATGATGGCGGTGCGTTCCCGGAATATCGGCATACAATCCGTGGCGAAGATTCCATTCATCGGCCAACCGATGCGTAGGGTAGAGATGCCCATCCACCGGTTGGTAAATCATCTCGTAACCACGGTATAAATCACGATGGAGCGGCATCAGCGACTGACCGGGGCGAAGAAATGCCGCTTCGATGGACCGACGATCGCGAAGAATAAACAGGTGATCCGGTGTGGCTTCAATGATCTCGCCGTTATCGAGTGTGATTTCCAACAGTTTGTCGCGGCCAATGAAGCGGGGCGCCGTCAATTTCGTGACGACGATTCGCCCGTGCTCGCTGAGGCTATAGCCGAAGAACGCTTCGCCGTTTTCTGTGCGATGTACCATCTCTTCCAATGTCGGAGCCTGCCCGTCCACCGTGGCAACGCGAGTTCGCCCGGAGAAACAACGTGCGTAGGTGCTCTTGCCGACGCACACGACAAGGATGTCGCGGGGGATCTCGAAATACTCAACAGTCTCGGCAAGAGCAAACGAGTTCGGCGGGATGATGCAGTGATCCGCCTCGACATCAACAAAAGACTTTGGATCGAAATTCTTCGGGTCGACGGTGGCACCCCACACGTTGGTGAACACCTTGTATTTGTGACCGACTCGAACGTCGTAACCGTAGCTGGTCAGGCCGTAGGAGATCACGCCGGGGCGATGTGTGCCGTACATGAGCGGGGCGACCATAATCGTTCGGCCCCTTCCTGTAACGCTGCGGTCAATAATCTGATGGTCTGCAAGTAAGCTCATCGGACACCTTTCAATCTGTTTTGAATTTGGTCACAGTAAACCTGGCTCAATTCGATGCCAACGCACTTCCGGCCCAGTTTTCTAGCAACCGCAAGGGTTGTTCCTGATCCTGCGAAAGGATCAAGGATTTTGTCACCTGGGCATGTGCATGTTTTGATGATTCGCTCCAGCACAGCCTCGGGCATTTGGCAAGGATGGCCGGTGCGTTCCTTGAAAGTTCCGCAGATCCGCGAGAAGGTCCACACGTCGTCAGGAATCTTCCCGAGCGGGTTGGCACGCTTGTCCCCGTAGACCTGCTGACGTGCCGAGGGAACACGAATCGCATCTGCGTTGAAGGTAAACCGCTTTTTGTCCGCGACGAAGTACAGCAGGTGCGTGTGAGCCCGCGCATATTTCTTGCTGCATTGCACACCGAAGGTGTAATGCCAAATCACCCAGTTCCGCATTGTGAACCCGAGTTCATCAATTGCGATTTTGACCTGGGCAGCGTAATCGTCACCGATGGCAACCCAGATCGTTCCCGTGGGTTTGAGCACACGCTTGCACTCAACAAGCCAGCGCCGTGTCCAGGTGACGTAATCGGATGCTGGCAAACGATCATGGTACCGATCGTACTGGTAGCCGATGTTGAACGGAGGATCGGCAAAGACCAAGTCAAACTGCTCCTTTCGCAGTTTGGGAATCATCGTGAGGCTGTCACCGTGGAGAATCATGAACTTGACCCCCCTTGGGAGAACCAGCCCGAGAACACGGACGCAAGCTTCATTCGGGCCTTATCGGCTTCAAGTGGTGTGAGTGGCTGCTCGCCCTCAGCCATCTGCCGCTCGCGTTCGAGTAACTTCTTCCGTTGCTCGATTGCTCTCTCAGCGTCTTTGGCCAAATCACCGAGGAGTTGGTTCGCGAATTCGTGACGAGCAAAAACACCTGGTCGCTGCTGTTTCTTGAGAATCGCAACCGCGTCTTGCTCGGTTAGTCCGTCTTCAGACATCCAGATTGAAATCATCACTGCGATCGGGAAAGAGTCCTCCTCAAGTCCACGGATCGTGCGGTGGGCTGTCCAACACTGCAACAGTGCTGGCCTCACCGAGGGCGGCACAAGCAGAGAAGGGTAAAGTTTGATGGTTTTCAGTGTTTCGGCCGAGAGCGCAACCACGGGTGCGCTATCCGTCGAGGATGTTGGTACGCGGAGGCTCATGGTGCAGTTCTTCCGGTAAGGGTGGGTTGAGGAAATTCAAAACCTGATCCATTTGGCGTTCTTGCAATCTCTCGCCTGCCGATTTGAAAACAGGTCTGGGCGATGGTGGGGCGGGCCCGCAGGTTCGTGGCCGGTCGTTGACCCGAGCGAGCCACGAGTTCAAAAACGCCGTCATCCCCCGGGCAGTCTTGGCCTTGCCGGGGTTGCTTACGACCCACGCGAGTGCCTTGCGGCACTCAGCGAGCACGTCGAGGCCGGGGTAGGCTTCCTGCCAGGTTCGAATATGACTCGCGTTGAGATCCCAGGATTTGACGTTGCCAACGGTGGGGAAGGTCAAAATGACCTCGGGGGCCGGTTCCGTTGGTATCGGCTCGTGAGTCGCCGCAGGCGGCTCCGAGCTAATCACTTCCGTAGGAAGTGATTCTTTATTCTCTTCTCTTCTCTTCTCTTCTCTAGGGCGTAACGTTACGTCACGCGTTACGTCACGCGTTACGTCTGCATCAACGTCACGCGTTACGTCACCTTTTCCCTTCTTTTTCTCTCTGTACCGCTTTTGCCGTTCGGCAGATGTGTTTGTTTTACCGTTAGGATCTGTGTTGAATTCCCTAAAAAAGCTGGGTAAAACTACGCCTTCGTCGGTCTCAACGGCCCATCCGACTTCGGCCATAGCCGCGCCGAATCCTGGGATGTCCGCAATATCGTCTAATGTAAAGAGGCTACACCCGGCGAGTAAAAGGTCCGTTTGGCTGTTGCGTTTGCCACGGTTGCGCGCTACACCCCAAACGGAGAGTAACGCTCCCGTGACGGCGTTGCGCATAACGTTACGCGTAACACGCATCTCAGAGTGCGTCATTTGGTTGACGTAACGTGATAGACCTGCATCCGGGTCAAG